AACCGGGGCGACACCAGTAATCGAAGGTACTGACACCGAGTAAGAACCAGCAGTCGTATTCAAATAAGTCTTCAAAGACCAAGTAGTGAAAGTTGTATTTGAAGACGTTGTGCTACCAATTTGGTTTGTAGCTGTTGCGCGAACATAATACAAAGTCCCCACAGACAACCCAGTTTGAGTATGGGATACAGATTGACTATTCCCTGTTATCCCCGAAACAGTTCCCGAGTTTGTCCATGTAGTTCCATTAGTGCTGTATTGAAACAAAACACTTGTCGTGTACCCAGATGGATCAACAGTCGCATTGAATGTTGCGCGCGACTCATTAAACTGAGTCGTTGTGTTGATTGTTGTTACAGGAGCTAAAGCAACGCTTGACGCTGTTCCTCTACGGATTGGCATTATGCGCTCAAGTCGCCAATTAACACAAAACTGTTAGTTCCAATACAAAAAAGTGTTGCAGAAGAATACCTAGTGCGAAGCTTTAAACCTGGTGTGCCGTTCAGCGTTGCACCACCAGCAGAAACAGTAACGATTCCTGTTCCTAAAGCCAGTAAGTCAATTCCTTGGCCAGCCGAAAAACCGAGTGATGTACCGACCGTCACAGTAATAGCTGAACTGTTATCTAGGGTGACCATTTTCCCTAAATCAGAAGACAGCAAAGAATAACTAGTCCCAGTTTGCGTATTCACAACTTGTGTTGATTCAAAACCGCCCGTAGCACCTGTCGCACCTGTAGGACCAGTAGCACCCGTCGGACCAGCAGGGCCAGTAGCACCCGTAGGTCCAGTATCGCCCGTGTCTCCCTTGGGTCCTGTCGCACCTGTCGCACCTGTAGGACCAGTCGGACCAGTCGGGCCTACATCTCCGGTATCGCCCTTTGGACCCGTAGGGCCAGTAGCTCCCGTCGCGCCTGTAGGGCCAGCAGGTCCCGTGTCACCAGTAGGTCCAGCAGGTCCCGTAGGGCCGACGCTACCTGTGGCTCCAGTCGGTCCAGCTGGGCCTGTGTCGCCGACTGCGCCAGTTGCACCGGTTGCTCCAGTTGCGCCTGTAGCTCCAGTAGGGCCAGTTGGCCCCATTGGTCCAGTTGATCCAGTATCCCCTTTAGGCCCAGTAGAACCTGTAGGTCCGGTTGGCCCTGTTGGCCCTGTTGCACCTGTCGCACCCGTATCTCCCGTATCTCCCTTAGGACCAACCGACCCTGTTGCACCTGTCGCTCCTGTCGGACCTTGTGGTCCCGCAGCAGAAGAACCCACAAGAGCAACTATGCGAGTGGTAACTAAATCAACTGTTTCAGTTCCACGTGAAATGGTGACATTGGTCGTAGCCATTTTCTACCTAGTCACATCAGCAAGGACTGTGACCGTCCCTGCAATCAACGTAGAAATATTCCCGCTTGCGTTTTCCTGTAAATCCCAATAGTAATAACCTGGCCTCAACTCAGCCGAATCAGTTGAGGACAAAACACAAGTGACCTGACCGTTCGCTCCGTTTGTCACAGTACAGGTAAACGATGCGCTGACAATAGCAATATCAGGGGTGGTTCGAAGCTGAGCTGTATAGGTACGACCCGTGATGTTGATAGGGGTCGTCTGATCATCTTGCGTGAGAGAAACAACAATAGTCTCCGTGTCTCCACGGGTAATGCTCAAATCAAGGGTTGATGGTACGGCCATAGGTCACCACTTTACCTTATCTGCCCAGTACGCCGCCGACATCTTCCCTTTGGAGATATTCTTCGCATGACGAGCCTTAAAAGCCTTATTACGCGCTGAACCATCCGGTGAACCCTTGACACCCTGTTGGCCGAAACGAATCAACTTCACTTGGTCACCATCCTTAGCTAGGACGGCGTGAGACTTAGAAGCGTTCGGTGTGCGCTTCGGCTTGTTATAGCCAGCGAACTTTTCTCCTCGATACTCAATAGCCATTAGATCTCCAAAACTTTTGCGTCAGATAACACCTGAAGGACACCCTCAGGTACTTGGTACTCTACCCCAGGCAAAAAGTCATAGTGAGTGCGACCAATATCGCAGGACATCTTTTTCTTTACCTTGATAGGAACGTTCACTACTACAGGTTCCCAGCTTGGTTCTTCCAACAAAGTTCCGACTGGCACAGCATCAATCAAGGCTTTGGTGGCTTTACGCCAAGACCATGCCGAAGATGACTTCGCATTGACAACAGCCTTGGCCTGATGAACCTTCCAGTTCCGATAGTGATCCAACATCTGCTCGCACAGTTCATCAAGATTGGGTTCATCCCAATTGCCGATGGTAAAAGCAGGACTACGGGTGGTTGTTACAACTCCGGTAGCAAGATGCGAAAACTGTTCCTGCCCTGTCGTATCCGAAACGATTGTTGGCATACCCAAAGAAATAGCTTGCAAAGGCATCAACCCAAAACCTTCGCCTCGGGAAGCAGCAATAAACACATGGCCTTGTCTGAACCATTCACGCTGCGCTTCTTCGTCCATCCATTTGCGGTGCATCACGATACGAGGGTGTTTTACATTGGGTGTGTCGCCGGCATGGGGAGCAGCCTTGATATGCAGTTCAGCATCAGGTAAGTCCAAACGTTGGAAAGCTTTCACAACCACATCTAAACCTTTACGGAACCACAACGAACCACCAGCAAGGAACTTGAAAGTCCCATCAGGTTCTATATAGCCAGACCAAAACTTATTGTCCACCCCCAGCGGAACCATGCGGACATCAGAATGATGCTGGCTAAACAGTTCAAGGTTGTGTTGGCACGGCACAATAAGTTGGTCGTACTTAGGAAGCCACCGCAAGAAATTGTTAGGCAACTGATCTGTTTCCCACATGGTGAAACAAACACGATGCTGGCCAGATACAAAACCTCTTGCACCATCAGGTGTGTTCATGTAAACCAAAACAGAAGCATCATCATTGAGCGTTACTGTTTTAGGTAGAACAGATTTGAAACCGGCGAGCATGGAGCCATAACCAAACTTCGAATCATCAACCCCTTGCCAAGATTGGAAGTTCACTCAGCTACGCCACGCTTTATAAGCTTCTCAACATCAGGACGTGACTCTATTTGAGCGGCCGTAGTAGCCCGAGATTCCAACGCTGCCGCACCATCAATCCCTTTAGGTTGCAAACCGTTCTTACGAAGACGCTTATACGCAGGCATATCTTTCTCCCAGTTAGAAGCGCGCTGATTAATCTTTGCTACTTCTTGACCTTTAGTTGTTGAAGGGTTAGCTCCGAAACTAATGCCGGCGACTCGACATCCGAAACATCCCTCAACATCCAAGTTTGGATGTGTTTCCATGTGCTTCATGCCGTGATGTAATCCTCGTACCCAGCATCTCTTAATGCTGATTCTTCCGCTGATGTCAACTCGTAGATGTGGCCACCGTAGTAAACCTTCTCTACGACATCCATGCTGTACGGTTGGTTTTCGCTGTACGTTCCGTCAGTTAATTTCCAAAGGTTTCTTCCACGTGGCCCTGGTTTGATATAGGAAAGAATTCCATCTCGCCAGTCTTGTGACCAAACAACGAAGTCATCCGTTGGTGGAGAAAATGTGGCCATTACTTTTTCTTCTTAGGACGTACTCCGCGTCCGTATGCAGAAGCAATGTTGTCAGCAGAAGTGCGCTTACCCGGACCGAAAGTGCGATCCCATTGCTCGCCGGCAATCTTCATTGCAACCTTTGCAACCTTGGGACCAGTACCAAGTGAGCTTTCAGAAACAACGCCGTCAAAGCTCTGCATATATTCCTTGCGAGAAACAGGGCCAGTCTTGCCGGGATCAGAAGAACGACGAGAAGAAACAACACTCTTGTCTGTCAATCCGTACTTGCGATAAATCTCTTTACGGATTTCTGCTTCAGACATCATTGGCTTTGCCTTTGCAGATGCAGACATCTTCTTAGGAGCAGCCTTTGCAGGTGCGGCCATCTTCTTTGCAGGAGCCTTCTTAGCGGCCATGATGTTCCTCTTTCGGTAAATGGAATAACGCCAATATAGCAAAAACCCCCACCCGAAGGTGAGGGTTTCTGCTTGCTGTGTCTCGCCTTACGGCAATCACATCATATGGGGTGATTCTTAGTTTGCACCAATCGAAGAAGCCGACTCGATGCGACGGAGAGCTTCCTGACGGAAGACACCGTAACCAACGAAATGCTTCCAACCAACAGGCTGGAAACGCTTCAACACGTCAACGACCTCGCCGTAGACCATCGTTGGCTGATCGCCGTAGCCAGCTGCATTAGCAACAGCCTTAGCGAGAGCCTGACGACCCATGATCAATGTGCCGTAAACGTCAATTGTTCCGGCCGAACCGCTGTTGTCAGATGCGTTTGCAAACTTAGGAGCGCGTGAGGACTCCATGAAGCGAACGCCTTCAAACATTCCAATTTCACCGTTGTAAATGCCCTCAGGATTTACGTAGTTAGCAGGTGTACGCCATGCAGCAGCATCGGTTGCTGAACGGAAGTCGTACGACACGTCAGGGTGGATGAAGCCGACGTACGAACCGCCGATTGTTGGGACGTTTGCACCACGAAGCTGAGCAACAACTCGACGAACATCGTTCGCCGAAAGGGTGTCGTCAGAGTTGATTGTGGTACGGCTGCTTGGATCGGTTGCGCCACCGGTTGCGTAGATGACGTTTGTTCCTGCTTGGAGTACGTCACGGCAAACGGAGTCAATGCTGATACCAGCGTTGTAACCAACAGCGTTAGCTGCTACTGGGTCAACGTTGATGAACGAGGTTGCACGAAGCTTGGCTGTCGTGACAACTGCATTGCCGTATTCACGCATGGTTACCGAAACTTGGCTGTCGCTCAAAGCAACAGGGGTTACGTCAACAGTCTCGGAGAGTTCTGAAGAGGCAACGGCCAAGTCCTGGAAGATGGTGAATGTGTGGGTCGCACCTGGGTTGGTTGCGTTGGTTGCTTCGACTTCAGCGAAACGGTCGAAGTAAAGCTCTGGGCGCAACGCGAAGTATGCGAGCTTTTCAAACGCTGTCTGGTTGAGGTCGAGGGATGAAACCTGTGTATAGGCCATTTTGGGTTCTCCTAAATAAGAGGGGGTTTACTGATTTTGCGCCTCAGTCAAAATCGCAAGAACTTCTGCCTCAGAAGTAGCGTTTGCTATGCGGGTCTGAATATCAGGAATTTGAAATGAAGACCCTGCCCCAGTAGCAACCTGATTAGTGCGGGACCAAGCTTGTTGCTCGGACTGCAAATCTTCAGACTGCTGTGATGGTGCTGACAACAACCGTGCTTCAACTGCGGCTTGCATGATCGCATCTGCCGTCAACTCACCGTCATAAGCCTTGACGAAGTACTTAGCTGCGTTATCGCTGGTATCAATACCAGCCTTCACAAAAGCTAATTCGCGCTTCGCCTGTTCGGCCTCTGCTGCTTGCTGACGCATCAATTTGATCTCTGACTCAAGATCCTTAATTCGGGAACGCAACGGGTTGCGTGTTTCCTGAATCTCTTCACCTGATTCATCGAAGTCATTGAAATCGGACATATGGCACTCTCCTTGTTTGAAGCCCACACCCCGCCGGAGGAGCTGGGTGGCT